AGCTGCAGCGAAGGAAGAATCGATGTTTCTATCAACGAAGCTCTGTAGCGTATTTGTTACAGAAACCAACTTGTTATCAGATCTCACTTCTGAGTATTCATCGGTTCCGTCACCTGTGTATTGTTCAACGTCCATGAGGTAAAGAGCATCGAATCTCTCTTCAGTTGAAACAGTCGCATAATCAGTCACAATTGGGTTTCTTATGCCTGGGATAGCGAGTAGTTGTATGTCGAGATTAGACGTATTCTTCATGATGTCAATTGCCTTTGTATAGGCCTTGACGTTTGGTCCATTGTTGAGGAGACGACCGTTCGTGGCGATCATGTCGCTGCTGACTGCGTTATTATTTAGTTTTGATTCATCCTCGTCGAAGATATTGACGCCGTTGAAGCCGCCCTGCATAATCAATGTAAACTTCGCATAACGCCTATTTGAAGTTCCATTACCAGCAAGATCGCTCACCCTGAATGCTCTTGTTTTATTTGCGCTATTGTCATTTATTACGCCATTTCTAACGTAGACGGCGTTCGACCACTTTGTAGAATCAGCTAGTCCTGAAGAACCTGTCGTAACCTGTATGTGTTCTAGTGAGAAGATGTTGTTGCAGAATCTATCGGCATCGAGGATGCCGTTTGCTGCAGTATCAGCTGCACCTTCGTTATCACCAACAACGAAATTCATCTTGTCAGTCGCAAAATTTGGGTAATATTTTGCAAAAGACATCAGGGACTTATTCATTGGTGTTGGAATACTATTTGGATTTAGAGGATTATCAACTCTTTCAAAGTGTGAGCCCCAGAAGTAATCAGGATTGACTGTTTCATAATTTGATCCAATTATTCCTGCTGTTATCTTCTTCCTGAAAGGTACGGGTGGCGTAACAGATCGTTGAAGAACGCTAAGATCTCCATTAACTCCGCCTCCTATATGAGATGAAGTATCTGGGACTGAAGAGAAAATTGCGCTACCTGATGTAACAAGATGGTGAACACCGCGGAATCCAACAGGCAGAGCAGTCTCATCTACAAACCCATTTACAACATCCGGGTGAACTTCCACTCTAACGTAATTTGATTGAGCCGTAAACTCTCCTTCGATTACAAGCTTTTGTTCATCTTCGTCTCTGTCGAAATCATAGTATGGGTTTAAGTCTCCGATTCTCTTCGAGATATAGTTTGGAGAAGCTGGATTTAGATCAACAATAAACTTTTCAAAAGCCTGAATATTTGAATCTCTATCATCCCATTTTCTGATATGAACTGTAAAGCTACCATATTTGCTGGTTGGGTCTGAAGAAGGCGTAATGTCAGTGATTGAAATCTTATAAAGTGTTGAAACATCTGCTCCGGCATCTAACGCATGGAATCGGAAAAGATTTTGTGGTTTTCCACCAAACTTCTGAGAAATAATCCAGGGAGATTTAGCATAAGTAAATCTATCTTCAAAAGATTCAAAATTCGGAACCGTAGCTGTTCCTGTATTTCTTGCCTGCGAAGATGAAAGTATAAATGCTGAAGATTCAATTCCTGTCTTTCCATAGAATGAACCCCCTGCATCTGCTCCGTGAGAAGCAGAAAGGATTCCTGCTCCCGTGAGAGCTGCTACAGCGGGATGAATATCCCAGTGTGCGTATAAATAATGTCCTTTTTCCTGCATCTTGTAAGGATCTGTATTGAACACGTTGGAAAAATAAGAATCCTTAGTTACGTCGAAAGAAGCCGTCAAAACATTGGGGCTATTTGAATCTAAGCCCTTGTGTCCATTTAGCAATAATACAAATTGTTGCTTCGCGCTTGAAAGATCCACGGTTCCGAAAGTCGAGCCAAAAGTTGTCGAAGAAGTAGAGCCTACCGTGGTAGAAGAAGGAGCATCGCTCGAAGCTCCCGCAAGAGAAGAAGAAAGACTTATTAAAACTCCAGACGGAGCCATCAAAACGCCCCTGATTATAGGAACTGCCTTAGATGAAGCCTGTAGTCCTGCGTCGCTGAGGAAAGTTGATCCTGCAGATTCTGACATATAGCAACCAAGGAAATAAGCTCTTCCAAGATCACCAAATGAATTTGCATAAGGATTTTTATCAAGTTTGCCAACAGCGCCGCTAGGCATCTGTTCACCAACAACAAATCCTGCATTCAAAACTCTACCAGGATAAATTCCTCCACCTTCTTCTCTAGCCTTTCCATCTCCAACCCCGAGAACTCGGAGGTAAGTGACTGCCTGTGCATTTCTCAACCACTCAAAAACTGCTATTGGTCCAAAATGCTTGCTGTCAACCGCGCCGAATTTTGCCTGAAAGTCTGAAAGGAGACCGACTGTGATTGGCACGAAAGCCGGTCCTTTCTTTGCAGTTCCAACGACACCTGCAGGAACCCCGACTGGTTGGACCGCGACGGGACCTGAAATGTCTATTTCATTTGCTGTTACGCCTGCTGCTCCTAATTTTAGCTGTGCCATCTACGAGCTCCTAATCTAGATCCTAACTATTCCGTTCTTCAACATTTTCATCATACAAACTGTACGCCGGCGTTTGTAACGATGAAGTCGATCGCAATGTATTCAATCGCTCTTGTTGGAACAATAACGATTCTTCCATTGAGTCTATTCAAATCGATATCAGCCTGCGTGTTATTTGTCTCATTCATTACAACCTGGAAAGCTTCGATTCCCGCCTGCGTCTGGATTAATCCAAGTTGGAAGACTGAATCCGAAACGAACCGATTGCGAACTGCCGGGGTGTTCTGTTCGAAGACAATCTTGTTGGCTATGCCAATGATAATTCTCTTGATCTCCAAGAGAAGTCTACGAACATTGACCCTGTCGAGGGCCGACTTCTTCACCTGAAGCGTCTTCTGTCCATAAATCACGAATCCAAGACGTGGGAAGGTTGCAATGGGATTGATTCTAGAATCATAGAGTCTATCCCTATCGCCCACGTTCAACCTAACGTTTACGTTCTTGACGAAGTCGAGAGAAGCCCTGTTGAATCCTGCGGGTGCAAACCACGGATATGAAACTCTATCATTAAACCCTAGCGCTCCGAGAGCAGCAATCGTGGCGGGCACCTTTACTCTGCGTGTGTTCACGGTATCATCCACAAATACATCTGGGAAATAAGTTGCGACGTAGTTATTGTCAATTCCTCTCGAATCAAAGTTAGAGGTTGTCTTCTTGATGTTTGGCTTCTTAGTAGAGTCGTCATAGACCCTATAGCCATCATCGTCGTATGATGGAATATCCATCAAGTGAATTGCCAATCCATAGTCCTTCACCTTCTTTGAAGTTTCATCAGCAATATAAGGTTCTCTAATTCCAGGGATCGCTAGAATATTGAGAGAAACTCCGAGAGGATCTGTCATTATGTCTGCTGCTGTCACATAAGAAGCAACTGAATTGTTCTCTTTGCCTACACCTGCAGGAGAGACTGTTCCAAATCCAGGAGCCGTATAATTTGAGGATGCACCTCCTGTTGTCAATGCATCTGCATCAAACGACGTCGATTTGTCATTTAGCCTTCTCGCGTTCTTATCTAGATAGTTGACTCCATCAAAACCTCCATACATGAAAGTCGTGAACTTTGCAAAAGGTGAGAATCGATTGAAGTCAGCAGCTCCAGCTGAAGAAGTTGCCACTGAAAGAAGTGAAGCGAGAGTGATTCGATTGGTGTATCCATCGTTTATCTTGTAATCAGTTGGATCTGGAACTCCATTTCTGATGTAAACTGTTTCCTTCATGTGCTCTGAAGTGGATCCTGTAAGATCGCTGACAGAAGAATTACCAAATGTCACCTTCGCCAAAGAGAATTTATTGCTATTGAAAGAGTCAGCTCCCGAACCTGTGTGAAGTGCGTCAAGCTTCTCAATTCCCATGAACTTAGTAAGTGAAGAAACCAGCTTATTTTTCTCTAGAATCACGTTGTTATTAAGAACATCCGAGTCGAGAGTAAGTCCATTTCTTTCAAACTTAACGCCCCAGTATAGGGAGGGAAGCGTTACTTCCTTAGATCCAGGAGTTCCCGGAATGACGTTGGTAGAAACTTCGCCTCGTGTTACCTTGTATCTATAAGGAATTGGTGGAATCACAGAAGCTGAAAGAGAAGTTGTAGTATCTGCAGCCAAGCGTCCTTGACCGGGAGTCAACGCCGCCGTTGCATTAAGACTGTCATTAGTCTTGAGCAAGCTTGGTCCTCTAAATCCGAATGGAAGAGCATTTGCTGGGACCTTCTTATTCTTTACAGCGTCAGTAAGCGTGACCCTGACGAACCTTGAACGATTTGAATAGGACCCATTTGCAACGAGTCGCCGTTCTCTTGGATCCACTGCATCAAAGTTGTAGTAAACTTTTCTGTCTCCGATTAGCTTTCCAATGAAGTTACTCGAATCAGGATTTAAATCACAGTTAGTAAACTCTTCAATAACGAGAGGCGTTACGTCAGAATCATTCCAGTCTCGAATTTGAACGTTGAATGTTCCGTAGGGATTTGTTGGATCTGACGATGCCTTGACGTTTGAAATAGAGATCTTATAAAGCTCGTTCGCATATTCACCATCGTCTATGGCTTCAAGCTTGAAGAGATCGTATTCAGCCTTTCCAAAAGGCTGAGAAATGAACCACGAAGTCTGTGGAGCAGTAAATCGAGTATTGTATGCTCCAAACATCGATCTGAAAGCAAGAGATGGATCTCCTGATGTTGCGCTTGTATTGGAAGATCCAGAAAGAACCGCAACGTAGTTGTTATTGGCAACAGTTGCGATCTGATCGTCAACGGCAAAGTCGGCTGCCAAATAGTGCTGTGAATCATAGAATTTAT